ACCATTCACTAAACTGGCGGAAGAGGTGAGATTCGAACTCACGGTAGAGTCGCCCCTACTTCAGTTTTCAAGACTGACGCCTTAAGCCTCTCGGCCACTCTTCCCGGTAAAAATATTTATAGAAAAAGAACCCCCAGGATTTTTCGTCCTGGGGGTTCTCGCTATACACTCTTATTCACGCTGTCCACACATATAATTTTCGTCTATGCTGTGACTGCCAAAACGGCCAGTAATCATTTCAGCATAGTGTACCACTATAAAAATTCACTGTTCTACTGCCGTTTTATTTATACCCGAAAAACAGGAATCTCTAGGAACTCAGTCATTGTCGTTTAAGAGCTCCCTTTTTATTAAGTGACGGGTTGGAACTTGAATGGCGGATCACCCCCAACCTAGGCCTGCACTGTGCAGATTTAACCGGTCGTCATGTTTGGTGCCCGAGGCCGGAATCGAACCGGCACACCTGTTTAGGGTGGCAGATTTTCTTACCACTATAGTTTTCACTACCAATCCTGAGATTGTTTGTGGTCTGGACTATACCTTCATCATAGCGCAACGCCTTAGATGCTCGCCGTCTAGTCTCTACACCTTCCCATTGCTGGGCTTGGCTCGGTATTAGCAGGTCAAAGCCTTCACCGAATTTGACGAGTTCTACTCTGGTGGTTTCCCGCCAGGCACTCAAATTTTCAAGTCTGCTGTGTCTACCGATTTCACCACTCGGGCCTACTAACTTTACTCGCTGACCTGGTCCTCGGTGGCACCATCGTCATCATCAAATGCTTCCTGGAAGTCATGCACGGTGTCTTCCACAAATTCTTCCACTTCGTGTGCAATATCTGACACCAGTTCTGCAACATTTTCTGCCACAGCACCAGCAAATTCTCCCACATTTTCCACCACGTCCTGCATCTGCTCCAACAAATTCTTTTTTGGGTCTGACATAGTAAATTTCTCCTCTTAAATTATGGTTCCCCCGGCTGGGCTTGAACCAGCACTAACCGGTTTATGAGACCGACGTTTTCACCAATTAAACTACGGGGGAATGATCTTCGCCTTGCACTACCACTTAACTCTCAATAGTATAACTGTCCTGTTTTATTCTGTCAATGGCTTTTTTATCAACCACCAACAATTTATGGGGAAATTGTTGCCACTTGGCATCATCTCTGTCTGTTTTATAACCTTTGACTTCCACATACAACCGTAGACTTTCCAGATAAAAGTCCGGATAATAAGTTCGTTGGCCATTCCACACATAAGGAAACCCCTGTTTTACTCTGACCGGATCGAGGCCTTTGGATTTGGCCCACTTGTAAAATATCAGCTCCCAGCTGCCTTGAAATCTAACCCCATCATACTCAAAACATTTTACTCTGCCCCGATGGATGGGGTTGGTGTAGGATTCGGGATTTTCTCTCACCGCCTTTTGCATGGCCAATGCGTGTTTTAATTTGTTTTCGGGAATTGACCATCTTTTTATATTGGCCTGGCGCGTGGAATTTCTAATTTTATGTTTGGTACCATCAGTCATTATGGCACCGTAAGTATACTGATTTGCACCTTTCTTGCCCCGCATGCCATAAGACGGAACTTTCTTCTGTGCGTGGGGATTTTGCTTACAGTAGAGTTGGTGTTGCGATATGCTTTGTGCAGTTTTTTTATGCTCGCCACAAAATTCGCAAACCAGATTGGTTTTTTTAGGTTTCTGCGACCACAAATACCCGGTCTTGCATTGTTTGGAATTGTAATGTATGGGCAGCTGATTGGTTGTCAGAGTATTTTTACACAGGCAACATGAGCACAATAATTTTTTCATACATTTATTTATGCTCTAACCAAATTGACCTAATTGATCTCAGTCTGATTGTCAACAGATTCCAGAAACTTTTTCTCTACAATTCTGCGCACAACTTTGTGAATGCCCGGGTTAACTTCCAGAATTCTGGGCATGACATCGTGTCTGACCCTGTTACGAGTGTATTTGGTGTCCCAGTTACTGGTATCGTCGTGCCAACTTACACCATGCCGCTGACACCACTCAGCCAGACACTGTTTGGTGTTGAGCAGGAATGGTCTGATGACCCGATTGCGCTGATGGGGGATAACCTTGGCTGTGCCGTGACACATGCTCCAGATATAGGTCTCCACACAGTCATCCAGATGATGCGCAGTCACCACCGGCAGATCCAGTCGGTCAAATTCCTGATATCGCTGCTCACGCCAGAACTCTTCCCAACTGACTGCAGCAGTTTTAAGACTGAGGTCAATCTGACTGACCAGCATGGGGATCTGATGTTGTGTGCAGTATTCGGCCACCACCAGCTGACCCAGTGTGCTGTTCTCGGTGCCGTGATGTATGAAAATCACTGTGACATTGTGACGTCTGCGCAGGAAATCCAGTGCGGCCATGCTGTCCACCCCACCTGAGCAGGCCACATAGATTTCAGCAGGAATCTTACCAAGCAGTCGAATCATCCAATGATTGTACTACCAAAATTATTCAAAGTCAAAAATACTTCGACAGGATTTTTCCGATGGTATCTTAGATAAATACCATATGAATCAAGACACTGTGGATTTTTTTAATCAAAACGAAAACCAGTCATTTGTATATCCCCTGCTACCAAACACCACAAGTTTGCAAGAAAAATTTAACTGGGTTATGTTTGAAAGTCGGGCCCCTTGGTTAAAATTGTTGGGAATTGATGCCCCATACCAGGAAATGCTATCTGAGGCACAAAATTTAAAAGATCGATTTGTAATCCATCGGGATGAGGAAGGGTGTCACCGAGGTTGGAGAAGTCTGGCCATACATGGCATTGCCAGTGACAAGACAAACGTTCCTGAAGCCTACGGATTAGATCCTCTTGAGGTAAGTTACGCCTGGACCGACATCCAGGACCAATGTCCAATTACTGTTGATTTTTTTAAAAATAAATTTCCATACAAAAGTTATCAGAGATTGAGATTTATGCTGTTGGAAGCTGGCGGGTACATAATGCCGCACTCTGATAGTTCGCAGTGTTTTCTTGGTGCAGCAATCAATATATCACTGAACAACCCACCTGGGTGTCGAATGACCACAGTGAATGGCACTGTGCCATTTCTCAATTCGGGATCTGCGATATTTTTCAATAATTATTACAAGCACTCAGTGTGGAATGCCAGCAACCAAGATCGTTATCACATCATTGTACACGGTGCCTGGGATGAGAAAATCATGACCATGGTCGTGGACAGTTACCAGTCAGCCGTTGGCTAATCACGACCCATAACTTTTCCACAATTTTCAAGCATATACGATCCAGAAATTTTCGATTCCAGTTGTTGTTCCAGATTCTGAATTTTTTCCTGAGTCCATCGATTTGTTTTAAAGAAAGACAGATAATCCATATTAAAAAGATTGCTGGTCCAGATATAGGCTCCTGTCAAAGATGTGTTGGCCCATGATATCACAGTTCTCAGGCTGGTGTCCTGCAGCAGATCTAGTTGAACAAATTCAACTTTCATTTTTTTATATTTGTCCCAGTGTCTCTTAAAATCCATTGCTGATATATTTGCACTATCTAATACTCGATTAATATTTGTCCGCAGCGAATCGTTCATAAAATAAATCGGCCTGAGATCGGGATTAGCAGACGCAAACTGATTGTATACCGATTCAAAGTTAGCCAACTCACCATCCCAATTATCAAACAGATACTGCTGCCAACTTAATGCTGCTGGACTAATATCAAACAAATAAACACTGGTATTGTCAGAAAAATTCTCCTGACCCACAATACAGACAGGCTTAATTCCACTACAAACCCCAATGAAGCAATCAAATTTCATGTCATGAAACGTCTGATTGAAATATAAAATTTCTGTATTGAGCACATAATAACCAATCTGAAGATTTTTTTTCAACTCTCTGACTGATTTAGCAAACCACCACATGGGCCCATGTGGATCAGCTGGTTCATGTGATGAGTCAGCGATGAGTTTTCTAATATCTTCTAGGTTGTGTTCGGGGTAGCTATAAAATTTTTTCTGGCGAATCGATGAGGGGACATTGACAATTTTATAGCCTGCTTTAATAAATTCCGACAAAACCTGTATCCCGAAATATCCGTGATCACTGGTATAATCAACAAGATTTTCTGTCTTGGGCATGATCCATGATGGTGTGTAGTCATCATGCATGTTGTCTGAACTGCGTTGAGTTTCTTTGGTAGTCATTGTCAGGGTCCCGGTCACCTCTTCAAATCCAGGAAAATTTACCAGTTTATATTTCTGAAGTTCAATGGCAAACCATTGGGGATGTAAATGATAATACCCCCCGCGATCAAGAATATGTCCGGACAATGGAGAGTCATGATCCATAGCATATTGAACAGTTTGCCAGATTATTGATTGATCTTGTATATTGGTACCAACCGCTATAACAACTGCCCAGTCAAAGTCAAGTTCAGAAACCTGCCGCAGAGTGTCAGAAAGATTTTGGGTTTCATAAAATACGGGAGAAAATTTTCCTTGTAATTTAAAATGTGTCAAGTCCCTAAGATTTTCTCTTATTTCTGAACATGTTTCTGGCAGATTATCGTACAGTATGACTGCAATTTTGTATTTTTCAAAACTCATAGTTAGTCCTCAAAACTGTATTTGGTGATTTCGATCCGGGGGGTTGTGTTCAGATACTCAAAAACTGAATGATCTTGAACCTCACCCACAATACAAAAACCTGTGTGATTTATAATTTGTTCCAATGAATATCCCAGCGTATTCATATCAGCCTGATTATCATTAAACCATTTGGTAAGAGCACCGTCTACATCCGATGGCTGGTTGAGTTCCCACTGATACACAACACCATTGCCTGTATAAAGTTTCCAACCTGCACTAATATGCTCAATCACTTTACAAGTCTGAGTTAATAAAGAATTGTCTTGGTGTATTGCACAAACCAGGGGTTCCTTCCCCACATAGGGAAAAGTGAGTACCACTTGCCCTGGCCTGAGTTCTCGGCTGAATTTAATTGGTTCTGGAATCTGACATTTTTCCACAGGTGCCCGAAGATCAAAATTTATCCAGGCCCTGGGAGAAAAATTGTAATCCAAGGGTGCATCTGGTCGCTCCAATGAGTGCAAACAACAATGCATTTCATCTATCAGCTGACGATCTTCGTGTGGTATCCCTTCATACTTTTTAATCCCTGCTATGACTTCAAGATCTTTGTGCATTATATTCAGATTGGTCTGGCGTGTATGGTAGTGCTCTGATCCAACCAATAATTCATAATTGCTCCAATCCAATATATTTTTGGATTTGGCTTCTGCAATTAAGTCTTGAAAATAACCAAGAGTATGATATGAAGAATCATTTATAAGAATATTTGCGCCTGAGTGTGTTCTAACCGTGTCGGATGTTTGTTTGTAAAAAAGGCAGGCAACTGGGGTATCGTATGTAGTGATGGAGAAATTTACCCGCTGATTTACTTCAATAAAAATTTTAGACATACTATTTTATCGTTTTTGTCTGGGTTCAGAAATTTCAGATTCCTGATTAGAAAATTCTGATGCCCCAGTGGGCCTGATACCTCGCATTGGTCTGTCAATGTTGGAAATCTGCTGTTGTATGGCTGTCTGACGTTCCAAGCTATCAGACTGATCAGCTGCGTCTTTTTCCAGAACATCGGCAGATTTGGCATTGTTATACAGAATGTTAAAAACAAAATTGCCATTGCCACCAGTGCTGTAATAGGTTTTCTGGGCCGAAAACTCCACACCAGTTACCGACGTACTGGGATAAACTGATCTGAATCCTTTGATTACAATGGTGCCTTGGGCCTGCTGAGCATCAGTATAAATTTGCACCAATGCACCATTATTAAGAATGTCAGATGCAGCCTGACTAAAATTGGTATTCTTGTTCACGTGGTCTGCAACTTTAAATGCTATTGCCGCTGTCAGATGTTCCCTGGGAATGATTTTACTAGGATCTTTGGCTGATCTTTCTTTATAAAAAGATTCCAATTTAGGGCTGAGCACACCAGTGCCCACAATTTTGTCATGGGCACCATAGTTTTTAAGTTTGGCCACCAGAGGCACATCACTGGCATCAATGATCCCGTACATTACTGCCAGCTGCAGAGGCGCCATAAAATGGCCTTGATCTTTAACAATTTGTACTATGCTGATTTCTTCTTGATATTGTTTTATAAGTCGTTGGCCAGCCGGAGTCAGACGCAATTCTTCAATGGCATTTAACAAATTTACAGCACTGGCCATGGCACCGGACTTGCCTTTGCTGCTTAATTTAATTTGCTTACCATCGGCATTTGTTAGTAGACTGTCTGACAATCCGCCAATTGCTCCAGAATTGAATGTTATGGTGCAGGTATCGAATCCAGCGTCACCAAAGAATATTTTCTCTGCCTCAGCAGCGTTGCCCGACACTGGCTTGCCTTGCACCAGAGCAATGGGCTGTAGCAATTCGCAAAAATAGTCTCTGAATCCTGCAAAATCAATGTCTCCCAGAGGCAAAACAACAGGAAAACTGTCTGATTCTATAAAAATCTTTGTGGCCTGTGTAATGGCACTGGTCACACCAAATTTATCTGCCACCTGTTGATATATACTGGCAGGTGTATTGTTCTCAAATTGAGTTAATATGTCCGAAGGTTTATATCCCACGTGTTCTTTTCGTGCTGCCGATGACTGGTATTGATACCCACCTGGTATAGCATTATTGGGAAAGTTATTGTTTGCCGCATTTGGGCTTATCTGTCTGAGATATCTACCAAAATATAAATCTGCCTGAGTATCGTCATTCGTGAAATGTGCAATACCAAATCCAGCCATGCCACGATTGTACTGATTGGACCATTGTATTTTATCAGAGATACCAAGTTTTTCAACCGCAGCCTGAAGTTCTTCTGGTGACTGAAATTTTCCCTGGCTGGGATACCAAATCAATGATTGGAAAGTTATGGTCTTACCAGTGTTGGGCTGAACAAACTGCTCACCAGGAGTTCTATTGCTTAACCCAACACTTTCAGTTAAAATTTCAATCAATTCGCGCATGATCAGTTATTTATTCAGAGTCGTCCTGATTCTTTTTGGGGGGCTGACGTGCACCCACTGGTTCCAGACCAACCCCTGACACCTTCTTGGTGGCTTGCTTGACACTGCGCTTGCGTGTCTTTTTAACTTCATTAAACACCCCAGCATCAACTGGCAGCCCAGCCTCAGTGGGAATTTCAGTGGCTGGCATGACATAATCAACAAAGTAATTTTCTCGATCCAACCAGGGATAAAGAATTTCTTCCTGACGAATAAAGTTATTCCTGTTGATGGATTCCACCACGGTGGGATTTAGCAGCCCCTGATCTATCAGATCTGCCAGTGAAGTCTTGCTGGGATCCATGGGAGGAATTTCTGATTTATACACTGCCATTTGAATCCAGGTGTCATTATATTGTTTTAACAGATAGGCATCGTTGCAATCGAACCCATTGACAGCCAACATGTATATTAGATTGGTGGGGGTGTAGTGAAAATAACACCCACTGTGTGTGGTGCTGTAATATCGGTTATACTCCACTCCGCTGTGCTGCGGCACAGTGATCACCAGCATGCCATTGACATTCATTTGTTCGTTCCAGACACGCAGAGTTTCCAATGGATTGGTGCTGTACTGCAAACTATCGTGTGCCCACATCAGATCAATTTCCACAGGAAAAAGCTGTGGTTCTGAAAAGTCTCGATTTATCTTGGTGATGTTGGGCAATTCAGGCACCAGAGCAAGTTTCCTGGCATCAACATCAACTGCAAAACAGTTGTAGTTGTGTGGCACTGGTGGATCGTCTCGAGTTGTGAGTGTTGCCCACCAGGCAATGTCTTGTCCAGTGCCGCAGCCCATGTCAGCAATGGTCCTGAGACTATCCATGAAGCTGTCATACTCGTAAAGCTGATCTAAAATATGTTGACTGTGTCTTTGATTATCCAATTGTGGAATCCTCCATGCCCGCTGTTCTTAATCGGGTTATATGACCTAACATGAAATTTTTACTTTCCAGGCCTTTCATTACTCCCAACCACTTGTTGCGAAGTAATGCTACTTCATTGATGATGGTTTCAAAATCGATGACCTCATCCTCACCGTCCACATATTTCTCGGCATCTCTGCTGGTCAGTGCACGATTATAGCCTTCCAAATATTTTTGGAAATGCTTGCGTCGTATCTTGCGTAGTTGGATGTTGAGATAATTCAGCACCGCTTCAATTTCCTGTAGTTGATTAAAGCGGTGCTCGGTCAGTCCTGGCAGATTAGCCAGGCTTTTTTCAATGTTGCCGTAGACTGAAACTTCCCGTTTGGCTGAATCCAATTCCTGTTCATAGTATTGAATGAAATCAGGAATGGCCGCCAGGTTGGCCACAACACGGCTATACCACATCAGTAGTTCTCGTCCTCGTCATCACCGTCGTCGATGAATTCTTCGTCCCCCATGTACTCGTTCACGGCCCGTTCCAACCAGCTGTCAACACCGGCCAGAGCACGTAGATCATGCTCAGTGACATCATGATCAGCAATGACACTGATTACATGGTCAGCTGCAGCCTGTCGATCCTTGCCAGCAATGTATTCCTTACATGTCAACCACATCTCGCTAATAACGTCAACTTCTAAACTCATGTTTCTGTATCTCCTGATTCTTCCACCGGGGAAGTACTCTTACTTAGTGAATTGGGATTAGAACTAATTTCTTTCATCACCACGTCCAGGCAACCACCTTCATTGGATTCCCATTCTTTGCGGAACTGCTTGATTTCCGTGCCATCCGACGTCCGATACATCAGTCGATTGCCTTCCTTGACCAACAGGGACTTGGCTTCCAGCATGTCAGTCAACCCACTGTAGGGGTTCATGCCAGTCTCATAAGGAATCTTGACTTGAACTGATTCAAAGGGTTTGGCATACCGAGTTTTCATAATCTTGCAACTGGCGCGAATGCCATTTACTTCGGAAGTCTTGTTGCCATCTTCATCTTCTTTGAGTTTGAGCTTGCGCATGGCCACCACAATACTTGAAGCATAGATAAAACCCTGACCACCTGAAATCTTGTCATCGGGATCAAACATGTCCTGGCTTGCGTAGGTGTGGTTGGTTGCCACCAGACCAATGTTCAAACTACCAAACATGTTGACACAGTTTCTGACCAGGGCAGTCAGAGCCTTGGGCTTACGGCCCATGTCACCCTTGAGGTCACCAGATTCAAATTGATTAACATCTGTGGGAGTCAGCATCATGCCCAGACTGTCCAGAATAAACAGGACCTTGGGGCGCTCTTCCAGTGGCAGCAGTCGATACTCTTTGACAAAGTCATTGATGATCTTGGCCACGTCATCAATCATGGCCACGTTGAGTTTCAACAATCGATCTTCACTGGTGTCAACACCCAGGGCACGTAGCCAGTCTTCATCCAGAGCATTTTCCGTGTCAATCAGAATACAATAGATGTCCTGTTGTTGCGCATTGCGGATCAGGTTACCCGAACAGATATAACTCTTGCCAGCACCTGATTCCCCAGCAAAAACAGTGACCTTGCCCAGGGGGACACCCTTGTGAAAGTCACCGCTGAGCAGATAATTCAATGTGTAGTTGCCTGTGCTGATCCAGTCAGTGGGATCATTAAACCCAATGCCCAGGCCGTCGATACTTTTGGTAATACTTTTACGAAATTTTGAAATGTCAAAAGGCTTTGCCATAAGGGGTATTCCTAAGGTAATGTTATAAAATCGTTAATATTAATTTTTTTAATATTGTCCTGCACTCTAATAAATTCATCTATCAATGCGTCATTATTCTGGTCAACTGCCAATAGTCCCAAGGTGCCTAATGTGTCACTTGCGGCTGATTTGGTAAATCTATTTTGATATTTTATATTTAAAACATCGGGATCATGAACCAATGCATAAGACATGGGAATATCATATTGTTCAGAAAACTTTTTTATGTTTGTAAAATCACCAATATTTAATGCACTTATGGAAGACCAGATATCCAGTTTCAGATTCTGGTATTTGATTCTGAGTTGCAGATACTGATTTATTACTTCCAATACGTTGTCCCATTTTAGTGGCCATCTGATGTATTCAAATACATTGTGTGTACCGTCGATACTCAAAGTTATGGTAACATTAGTACCATTGATCAACAATGGTTCAATTTCAGGAATAAATTTACTACCATTGGTGTTTACTCGAACATATTTTGTTTTGTTTGTCAAAGATTTCAGTGATTTCTTATATAAATTGCTCACCGAAGGTTCTCCTCCAGTAATTTCAAAAACTAAAATTTTATCAATTGGTAATTGATGAAATAGATCCTGATTATCAACTAGCACAACGTTTTTTACCAGTTTGCCTATGTATGTGCTTGCATAATTGGAGCACATCACACATGCCGCGTTACAAACATTATCCAAAAGACCGGTCACAAACATGTAATTTGGGTCCAGTGCATGATAGTCCTGGTGTGCTTTCATGGAAAATTCACGAATACTTGAATTGCCCATGTGTTCCATTTCCTGACATCGAACACATTCTTCGGGCCAGACATCCATCTTAAATTTTTCATGGAGATCAGTCAACCATTGACTATTTTTGAGCTCATCCAGGGTACTAAAATTTTTAGAAGCCACCATGTGACCACATATCCCAAATTGCCCAGCGTTAGTTAACCGCACATTATGTGCTAGTCTAGGACAAGGTGTCATAATAATAACTCTATTAACATAAAAGGCAACTCAGTCAGCTCGTGAAATTTGGCACTATCATCATTTTTTATTTTTTGCAGTAACTCACGGAATGTCAAATCATTACCAATTTGGTTAAAAATTATAGTATCCAACTGCAAATATAAATCATTAAACAACACAGGATCTATGTGGATATCTGATATCTTATCTGGAATCGTTGTAAACTCAGTGAACTGTCTCACGTCTGCAATTGGACGAAATTTTAGTTTGACATCGGGACCTGTGAATCTAGAAAGATTCAATAACCAATGAAATTGTGGCAGAAAATGAATGTCTAAAAACAAATATTTTTGCATTAGAAATTTAATGGTACCAATGTCCAATTCCGGATTTGTTTTTTTTAAATTATAAACAACCGTTTTAATTCCAGAACTAAACCGTTCAGTGGGTTCTCTAATGAAAACTGTGATGTTATCAGTAATGTTTGTGATTTCGGTTCCACGAAACTCACGACCATGCTGAGCTCGACACGCACTTATCAGACTACTCGATGCATTTTTAAAAATAGGAAATATTAACTTGTCATCTATCTCAATAAGACAGCATTCATCAGGAAATAAAATTGTATCAATAGGCGTCAACATGGGAGTCACCAGACCGTAATTACTGCTTTTGACGATTGCGGATCATTGCCAGAATGTCTTCTGCACGTTGACCACCACCGCTGGGAGTGGTCACTGGCGATGTGGCTGTTGCAGCAGTCTTGATGGGTTCGGCGATGTCTTCATCTGCCACCTCTGCTGGCCCTGAAACGGCGGCTGCTGCAGGTGCGGATGCTGCATTACTGGCCACAGTCACACCACGGGGCTTGTAATAGGCACCCCAACGATCGGCATCATAGGCCTGACCATCCACGCTGGCCTCAAACATTTCCTTGATGACCTTGAGCTCGACATCTGATGGCTTCTTGGGCAAGAAGTCAGCCAGATTGTACAGGCCATACTGCTCAACGGCCGCTGCTTCATCAGAAGTCAGTGCTGACTCCTTGCGAGCCCACTTGCTGGTGTTGTAGTCTGCATAACCACCCTTGCTGGTCTTGGTGATAACGAAATCCAGACCGCCCTGATAATCAATGGGCAGATTTTCCAGTTCGGGATCCAGCAATGCTGCCTTGACCAGATTAAAAATCTGAGGGCTGATGATGAAGCGACGAATTGGATTGGCAGGTGTTTCGTCTTCCTTCATGGGATTTTCACGCACAAAGCCCTGGAACAGATAGGACTTCTTCTTCCAGTACTTGCGGCCCATGTCTTCCAGGCTGGGGTCCTTGAACCAGGTGCGGACTTCTGCCAGAATTGGGCAGGCCTCACCCCACATTTCCACACAGGGCACCTGCACAGTCACTGGCTTGCTGTCGGGTTGCCCCTTGACTCCAGCAAATGGTAGATTGATCATTGCTCGCTCAACCCAGAAGAATGTGTTCTTGGGGTCTGCGTCGGGCAGGAAGCGGACTCGGGCGTTGGTGCCTTCGGCAATGTTCCAGTGTGCGTAGATGGCGTTGTCACCGCCTGATGAACTGTTGCCGGTGCTACGGGTTTCTTGCGCTTGTAGTTTTGCGCGAATTTCTGCTAGTGATGTGGCCATGATGTTTTCTCCTTGATAAATGTGCCATAAAGTATGTGCCTAAACGTATTCTGCACTCTGCCATAATACGCTATGTTTATTTAGTTTGTCAAAGACAAAATATTCCCAATTTAACCAAACTTGTCTTCTTTGCACACAATCATTTGATCGTTGATTGATAGCTTGCGAGATATTCGTCGCATTGACTGAGAGATACCCCCCTGCTTTGATCTAATGCATCAGTGTATTTGAAAAAACTTAACAATAGTTCATCATCAACAAAAGAATTTTCTATCTTATATTGTAATCGATCGATCCTCTTTGCAAATACCTGATCTTTTTTATAATAATTTAATGTTTTTATTTTTTCCAAATTTTCTAAATTTTTTGATTTATTTGGATGATTTAAGGGAGAAAGTATTTTTGGATCAATTAATTCTTGTACATGTATTATTTGTTTAGGGTAGTTGGTTTCTATCCAATAGAAAATATCGTACATGCTGGAAATATTATACATTGAAGACACAACATTAAAACTAATATTTCCATGGGCCAAATAATTCATTTTTTTGACATTTTCACAAAAATCATGCCATTTAATAGGCCATCGAATATATGTAAAAGAATCACCAAATCCGTCAATGCTAACTTCAAATTTTAAATTAGTAAAATTTTTTGCTAACTCAATAAATTCTGGTTTTAAAACTTTTGCGTTTGTATTAACTATAATTTCTAAATCTGTCCTTCCGTGCTGTATGCAACGTCTTAAAAAATTATAAAAATCTTTACTTATGGTTGGTTCACCCCCGTTCAAATATACCTGCTCAGCTTGTTCCAGATTAATTAATTTAAAATTATTTTCTTTACGCATTGTTGGGTTGGTTTGCCAACCAATTTTTTTATATTCTTTAGCAATAAGACTACTATGTTCAGGATGACACGATCTACACATGGCATTGCATAGATTTCCTACATCAATTTCGTATTTGACAATTTCAGTTCGATTGACCAAGTCATCAAGAGATTTTATTTTTAATCGGTTACCCCATTCTGTGCTCAGAGTGATTCGATGACTGGTACCACCATGTGTTTCGGTATAATAACATGTCTCACACCCCAACACCGTTTCGCCTAGGAGCATTTTTTGTCTGATAGTGTTAAACCCGCTGTCGGTCTTGTAATTAGTCAATTGTTGTGTTACTGGATGTGTCATTAAACAGCATGCCGAATATGAGGAGTCTTTGATAAAAACTCCAACAAATGGAAGTATACATAGACTTTTATTTTTTTTTAACTCACTAATAAAGGTATTCCTCATTGATTCATTAATATACTTGATATTATAAATACTCTCTAATTCTTGTGCAATCTGTAAAGTTGCCGAGTATTCATGATGATTATTATAAAAAGTTTCATCTTGGTCAAGCATTATCACAACAACATCTGTTACCTCAACTAATTTGTCAATTAGTTTTGGTAACTCAATATCATAGATACTGGTATGATATAAACCATTTGAGATTTGAGTGGAATTATCTAGAATTCCCTGATAAATCACCCCATATTCTTGTGCCAATTTTTGGCACATTTGGTCTGCTTCCATCTGACCATTTCCCAGACAGACAATGGTTGCTGTTTGATTTTTTAACATATGAATAATAAATTTGTATTATATAAGATTTAATTGATGTTTGTATACTTATTAATAGAAACTGCCCGAACAAAAAAGGCACCGTCAGTGCCTTTTTGATAAAACTGCTACTGGAATTACTTCAATCCAGCCAGTCGTCTCAGTTCTGCAACATCTGATTCTGAGTGGCCATGATGTTTTCTCCTTGATAAATGTGCCATAAAGTATGTGCCTAAACGTATTCTGCACTCTGACATAATACGCTGTTATTATTTATGCCGTCAACAAAAAAGGCACCAAAAAGTGCCTTTTTGATAAAACTGCTGCTGGGATTACTTCAAGCCTGCCAGTCGCCTCAGTTCTGCAACATCGGCGTCCGAGTTGTTGGCTTCTGTACTTTCCTTTAACGGTGCTGTCGCAGCCACCGACGATTTGATCTTGTCCATCATTCTACGCATCATACCAGGGCGTTCCTGAGACAAGTCTGTGAAGTGTGCTATTTCCAGATCGCCGTTGTCCAAGTCAACGATCAGGCTATTTCTATGTGCCATTGAAACATCTGACACCGTGCCCATCTCACCCACGCTCTTGACATACACTCGCTGGCCTATCAGGGATTCTAAACTTTCCAGGTCTTCTGTCACACCTGTTTTATGTGACCCGTCTTTAAGGCTCATTTTCATTTTGCCACGGGGTGTCATAAAAGTCTCGGGTGGCGGAAATCTATTGGCCTTCAAATGGTCCAATACAGCCATGATTTGGT